CAGAGCAAACTCTCGCTCGATCGGATCGTGCCGATCACAAGCCTCACGACCCGGGCCTGCTATGAGTTTCGCTTCGACCAGGTCCGGGGCACCAGCGCGATCGCCGCCGGCCTCAACTGGCTCAAAGACACCTACGAGGCCTTCGATTACGCGAACGCGAAACTGAAACTCGGCCAGCTCTTCGGCGTGCAGATCTACTCGAACACGAACGAGATGCAGTGGGAGCGCGACGAAGAAGGCTACGACGTCGACTTCGGCCGCGGACCGTTCGTCATGGAGCTGGACCAAGGCGACAAGGCCGAGGTGCTCCAGTCGCGGACCCAGAGCGCCGACGACACAAACTACCTGGGCCTCTTGATGCTCATTTGCATGAAGGCCCTGGATTTACCCTATTCGATGCTCGACGCCTCGAAGGGCAAGTTCCACGGCAACAAAACCGAATTAATCCAGTACCAAAAATCGTGCGAGGACCGCATCCGCGACCTGCAGGAGTTCCAGAACGAAGACGCCGACTGGCGAATTGACGTGGCGCTGGCCGACGGCGAGTTGGAGCTGCCCCGCGGGCAGGGCCGCGAGTTCCTGCAATACAAATTTGAACCAGGGGGCGTCCCGCCGTGGGACAGTGCCAAGGAGTACCGCGGCTCCGCCATGGGCGTCGCCTCGGGTTTTACGAACCCCTACGACGAGTGCACGGCTTACAACACCGACTTCGAGAGGAACATCGACCGCACGGCTCAGGCCCTCGAATACGCGAAGTCGAAAGGGGTGACCCTCCAGTTTGCGGACGCCAGTGCGTTCGCCCCCGAAATCGTTGTCGCTCCGGGCGCTAACGCCGCTCCCACCGCTGACGCTCAGGGCTCGCCTGAATGAGTAAACGCACCGCCACCCTCGCCCACCCGACCGAACGGGTTCGCCTCCGTAAAACCAGCGGCAGCGCGCCGAGCGTGCGCCGTGACGGCGGCGCCTACGGGGCGGGCCTCATCCAAAAGGTGAGCGTGGCGACCAGCGGCGAAGCCCTCGGCCACGGCATGTGGCTCGACGACGTGACCCTCCAGCAGATCGCCGCCGCGGGCAACGCCGCCGCGGCCGGCCTCAAATCACGCTGGACCCACCCCGACATGTCGGGCGACGGCCTGGGGAAACTCACCAGCCGCTTGCGTAAGTTCCGCGTCGACGGCGAGCAGGTCTACGCCGATCAGCACTTCCTGCGGATCGGCCACACCTCGCCCGACGGCGACCTGGCGAGCTACCAGATGGATCTCGCCGAGGAGGACCCGACGGGTTACGGCCTCTCGATCGTCTTCGAGCGCGACAAGGGCGAGATGAGCCGCTTCGAGGCCGAGCACACCGACGCCGACGGCAATTTTCGTTCGCCCGATGAACGCAACCTCAACAATTTTCCGCACGTGCGGCTCAAGAAACTCTGGGCGGCGGATGCCGTCGACGAGCCGGCCGCCAACCCCAGCGGCCTCTTCTCCCGCGAGCAAGACCTCGCGAGCGAAGCCTCGGCCCTCTGTGCGTTCGCCCTGGGGCTCTCCAACGAGCCGCCGACCACGATTCAACTCGGCCTCGATGCCGAGCGCGTGCGCAGCTTTGCGACGCGTTTTTTATCCACTCACAATTTACAGGTGACCACGATGGCTGATGATGCCAAGAAATCTCCGGCCGCTGACGGCTTGCCCGCCGTTGAACTCTCGAACCTGCCAGCCGAGGCCCCGGTCGCGCTGGAGAAGACTCCGGTCGCTGACGGCGCGCCGACTGAAAAATACGCCGAGGCGCGGGCCGAAATGACCCGCTACCAAAAAGCGTTCGGCGAAAAGGGTCTCGAATACTTCGCCGCCGGCAAGTCGTTTGAGGAGGCCCAGGCCGAACACGCCAGCGAGCTCAACAAGGGTCTTGAAGACCGCGTCGCGAAGCTCGAAACGCAGCTCGCGGCCGAAGGGCGGGTCAATGGCGAAGCGGCCCCCGTCGGCTTCCAGGCCGGCGACGAGAAGCCCGCCAAAAAGGGCTTCGCCGGCAAGATCCGCATCGCCGGGGCAGCGCCTCAAAAGTAACGCGCTGCGAAGCTCCGGTCACTGACGTTCACGGCTCACCAATTCACTCTCATTTGAAAGTAAACCCCCATGGCTGACGACCTGCATGCCATTGCCGATCTGATCGGCGATGCCTTCGACCTGGCCGACATCGACGTGTCCGACCTGCTGCGTTCTTCCCCCTTTCTCGCGGCTCTGTTCATGGAGCCCTCATCGAACGGCACGACGCACAAATATGTGAAAGAGACCGGCGCGCCGGTCGTCGGTTTCCGCGCGCCCAATGCGGGTCGCGAAATGGACAGCTCGGATGATACGGGCGTCTCGATCGACCTCAAGGTGCTCGACTGGTCGTTTGCCGTCGACGTGGCCGTGGCCGAGGCGTGGCGCAAGGGCCGCGACCATTATCTCGGCCGCGAGGCCAAGCGTCATCTGGCGGCCGCGCTCTTGAAGTTCGAGCGGCAGGTGATCAACGGCATCGTCGGCGCGAGCGACTCGGCGGGCGCCAGCGGCGATTCGGCCGGCTTCACGGGCTTCCGCGATGCCGCGACGATCAATCAGACCGGTGACGCGATGGTCGTCAATGCGACGGGCGCAGTGGCCGACACGGCGTCGAGCGTCTACGCGGTGCGGCTGGCTGAGGACGGCGTCTGCGGCGTCTACAAGGGCGACGGCGCCTTCGAGATGAAAGAGACGACGATCACGCAGTGGCTGGTCAATCCTGGAACGGACAATAAAACGTTCCCCGCGTACTATACCCCGGGCTTCGCCTGGCTCGGCCTGCAGGTCGGCAGCGCGTACGACATCGGCCGCATCGTCAACCTGATGGCCTCGACCCAGATCCTGACCGACGACCTGATCGCGGATTTGCTGAGCCGCTTCCCGGTCGGTCGCCAGCCGACGCATCTGCTGATGGGCCGCCGCTCACTCAAGCAGTTGCAGGACAGCCGGACGGCGACCAACGCGACCGGCAGCCCCGCCCCGTTCCCGCAAGAATCCTTCGGCGTGCCGATCATCGTGACCGATGCCATCGGCGCGACCGAAGAGCTGGTCGGCGCGTAAGCCTACACTCCTGAGAGCGCGGGTGCGTAGCTCCTCGGAGCCGCGCACCCGCCTATCGGTGCCCGGGAGAGAAACCATGAACGCGATCGCCGCCGCTCTGCGGGCTTCGTTTGCCGCGCAGGAAACCCTGCGGGGCGAAACGGTGTGCTATCGGCGTGACGCGCTCGACTGTACGCTCACCGTCGTGCGGGGGCAGACGCAGACCCTGAGCGAAGACCTCGAAGGGGCCCGCTTTGCCGCGACGACCGTCGATTGGCACATCGACCCCGACCTGCTCCGCATCGCGGGGCAGCGGATCGAGCCGGCCATCGGCGACGTGCTCACCGACGCGGCCGGCCGCCGCTACACGACGGCCCACATCGCCGGCGAAAAGGTCTGGCGAAACATGGATCACGACGGGGTGCGGATCCGCGTGCATACGGTGGAAATCGAATAACTGGTGAGCCGTAAACGTCAGTGACCGGAGTTGACCGTGAAATCTTGCTCCGACATCGCCGCCGCGCTCGCCGCGTCGCTCAACGACGACGAGGCGCTCGAAGTCGAGTTCTCGATTCAGTTCACGGCCGAACACACCGACGGCCCGCCGGAGCTGGCCCGCCAGGTCGGGAGTGCCCGGGTCGTCTGCTATGGAATCGACGAGGGCGAAGACCCGCCGTTCGATCTGGGGGGCGGCGTGAAGGCCACCAGGGTCGTGAATGTCCTGTTACAGTGCCCGATTAACGAGCAGGTCTCACTCGCCATGTGCCAGGCCTGGATGAACGAAGTGAAGGAGGCCTGTCGGGAGCTGATCCTCTCCGACCGCTGGTATCACCAGGCGAATGAGACGGTGACCCCCTACGATGCCGACCTGCTCGCCGAGCAGCGGCAATTCGTCGCTTTGGTGAAGGCGACCTTTTACGATTTCTGCTGATGAAAACGACCGAAATCAAGATCACGATGGAGCCCCGCGAGCTGCTGCGGCGCCTGCAGGCGAAACGCGTGAAGGTGCTCTTCAAACAGGGCGCGTACCTGCGAACCACGATGCAGCGTTCGATGCGGTACGCGACGAAGGGCAAAAAGTCGGCGCCAGGCGAACCCCCCCGAGCCCATCGCGACAACCCCCGCGGCCCCCTCTTGCGCAAACTGGTCAGCTTCGCCGTCGACCCCGAGGCTGGCTCGGTCATCTGCGGACCCAAGATGACCCAGAGCCAGAGCCCCCCGGTCCCAAAACTCCTCAACGAAGGGGGCCGCGTCCCCCAAAAACGGCTGCTCAAAATCGGCTACACCCTCGGCGAGGGTGGCCCGATCCGCCTGACGGGCGGCGGCAAGTACCAGGGAACCCAACTGGTGACGGCCGCCCAAGTCGACCGTGCCAATCGGTTGGCCCTCGAAATCAATCAACTCCGCACCAGCGGCATCGGGGCCGAGATCAAATCCCGCCCGTTCACGGCGCCCGTCATGAGCGACGGCGGAGCCAATTTTCGCAAACTGTTAAAGTCCGTCCCCCTGTAAGGAATCCACCATGGCCAAAGACTATCAGAAAGGCGCGGGCTACCGCCTGAACATCAACACGGGGAGTTACGCTTCGCCCGTCTGGTCGGCCATCAAAGGGGTCGGCGACATCGGCGTCAACCCGAACCCCGACGACGTGGCCGTCCCCGAGCGGGGCGGCAACACGGGCCACATGCACGGTGAGCAGGATCCCGAAATCACGTTCACGCTGTACGAAGACACCGGCGACACCAACGCCGAGACCCTGATCGCCGCGCTCCACTCGGGCGACATGGTCCACGTCGCGATCAGCCGTGGCCTGATGGCCACCAACGGCACGAAGTACCAGCACATGGAAAGCTGCCTGTTCGCGGACCTGTCGGCCAACCGACCCGACCCCAGCTCCTACCAGGTCACGGCCCGCAAGCACGCCAACAGCGACAACAATTTTGCGCGGGCGACGATCAGCATTTAATTGCCCCCCACCACATTCACGAACCGAGACGGTTCGGCCAATTACCCCACCACTCACCACATTCACGAACCGAGACGGTTCGGCCAACACCCACCATGAACGAAATCGACGACGACCGCCCCCTGACACCCGTCGAGCAGGCGGCTCATTTTTGTGCGGCCGCGAGCCGCTCGAACACCAAGCTCGTGACGATCCTGCGGGCCGACCTGGAGCGGGCCCTGGCGGGGCCAACGCCAGCGAACGAATTTACCGAGTACGCTCGGGCGAAGGCCGCCGAAGCGGCCGGCAACCACGTGACGGTGATCCGCTCGAAGCTGCTGCATGCCTGCCGGAGCATCGTCGCAGCAGCCGAGGAGAGCGATGCGAACGACCCCACCCCCGGAACCGACCCAGGCCCCTGAGCCGACGGTTCCTGAGTTTACTGACCTGGCGGGCCACCACTGGACCCTGCGCCTCTCGGTGCAGACGGTGCGCGACATTCGCACGGCGACCGACGTCGACTTCGGCCTCCCCGAAAAGTTCCCCCACTACTGGGCCGAGCTGTTGGCCGATGACGAGCTGGCGATCCGCGTCCTCACGGCGGCGATCACGCCCCAGGCTCAGGTGCGGCAGATCGACGTGGCCGACTTCGCCGCGCACCTCGACGGCACGATCATCGAGGAGGGCCTCACCGCGTTGGCCGCGGCCGTCGTCCTTTTTACCCGGCCCCAAAAGAGGGGCCTGGTGAGCGACGGTCTGGAGGTGGTGAACGCCCATTGGCGAAAGGCCGTCGGCGACAGCCGCGCGGCGATTCGCGATTACACGACGGCGGCAGCCGAGAAGGCCCTCGCACAGCTTGGGACCTGATCGCCGAAGTGGCCGGCATCGTCGGCTGGTTCGATGACCGCTGGTCACTCCGCGAAGCACTCGCGGCCGCTGAGGCCCGGCAACGGGCCGACTGGGATCGATTGAGTTACGGGGTCTTTTGGGTAATCAACAGCATGCCGAACTTCTCGAAGAGCCGCCGCCGCATTGTCCGGCTCGCTGAGATCAATCCCTACTTGCGCGCCCAGCGCCGCCGCGTCTCGCGGGCCGCGCTCGATGCGGCCTTCGATGCCTGCTGGCAGCAGGCGGAGGAGAGCTACTAATGGCCCTCGGGATCGAAGCCGGCCAGGCGTTTGTGAAATTCCTCTTGGACGATAAGGAGTTCAAGAAGGGGCTGTCAGACGCGGCCACGAAGCTCAAGAAATTCGGGGCCATTGGCCTCGCGGCCAGCGCACCGATTGCAGCCGGCTTCGGAGCCGCGGCCAGGGTTTTCACGCAAGCTGGGGATGAGCTGGCCAAAATGTCCACG